GGGGGGTCGCGCTGTTAACTAAGTTTAAATTGCTTTCTTTACGAATGGCGCTAAGTTAGGCGGCGTCCAATCAGCGGGCTTTAGTATCTTACCATCACTGCGGCGCTTCACTTTACCAGTCTCCGGATCGACCTTCGCCATATTACTACGAGCGACTTCGTTCCAAGCGCCTGTGATATCGTAGCCCTTATGGATGCAGTAGCCTAGAGTAACCCAGATCAGATCCATACAAGCGTCTAGCGTCGCTACTTCGTCACTAAAAGTAACTGCCTTTAGAAACTCTCCGGAATTCAACACCGCCATCAGCTTCTGATACAAATACGGCGTCTCGGCGTCAGATACCTGCTCACACGCTATAATGAAGTCTTTTACGTCTTTTTCCATGTCTCTTCAATCGCCTGTTAATTAAATTAAATACCATTTTTAAATGCCACAACATCTTGTGTCTGTTACTATAATATACCACAACTCACACATGATTATACTTTTTGACTTCTAGTTTGATACCATACTTCTTTAATAGTGCTTTGAACTTCTTTACGTCTTTCATTCTGTCTTTATAAAGCATTCCATCATACAGGCCTGCTGGTACATTAGGAAGATCTTCTTCATATTCCTTTTCACTTTGTGTCATAGGACCAGCGAACTTATCCCAGAAACTCTTTTGAACGACTAGTGTTGTTGCATTGCTTATTGGCACTTTACCTTTGATTGCTTCTTCTGACTCTGATCTGCTGTAATGAGCATGTCTATCACCTGCTTGTTGATCAGAGTCATCTGGAACTGATCCTCCCATATGCCAATCAGTAGGAACTATCTTTTGTCTATTAGATATTTTCTCTTGATCTAATATGAAGTAACATTCCCATCCATGAACTGCTTTTGTGAATTTTAGATCTCTACTAGCAGAAACATATCCATTATTGCTAGGTGCAATGTATCCTTGTAATAATATACTACCAACACCACCTTCCCAAAATCCTTTGTTTTGGAATGTCAATGGTTTAAAGTTTGTGCCGTGATACAATGGAGCAGATTTGCTTTCATTGAATTTAGAAAAAGATAACATTGATTTGCCTTTTTCTTTTATTTATTATTCAGTATTTGACCTTTTGCTTGTGCTTTGACTAGGCATTCATCACATACATTGATTTCTATATGCGAACCATCCATTGGGTCAAAGAACGTTGAACCATAGTGTCCACGAGTAATAAATGCTGTTGCTTTATATGGAAAATTGTTATCTGAATGTTTGATTGCTTCTACTGGTTGATAGTCGCATACTATACATGTTAGTGGTTTAGGCATATGTTTATTTCCACCAAAGCGCGCTTTTTGGATAATCATCTGGCTTAAGAACATACCATATTGACATTGTATATCGATAATCGTTTTGAATATAACTTACGCCGTGTCTAAGTTTATGTCCATTAAATCCAACCATTCTTCCTTGTTTCGGTTGAACGCTGTTATATTCAGCAGCTTCGATATAAGTGTTTCCACCTTCATAATTATCGTTCAAATATAGAACAGTTGTAAAAGAACCAAAGTCACCTGCTCTTGCATCAAAGTGAGCATCATGTTCTGTCTTTGGAGATCTACATTCTATTTGAACTCGGTGAACTAAGAAATTCTCATCGATAGGATTTAAAATCTTAGTCAGAATGTTTTTAATATAATCGTTATATGGAAGACGATCATGGCGAGATACTACAGTTTTAAAAACATAGTTATATCCTTGACTCGGAACAATTGAGCAAGACTTATAAAAGTCAATTAGCTCTTGGCACTCTTCTGAAGTGAGAACATCATCTAAAATTGTTACTTCGTCTTTAAACATCATGCAGCCTTAAATGGTGCCCTCACGACGACTCGAACGCCGGACCTGATGATTACAAATCAACTGCTCTACCAACTGAGCTACAAGGGCAAATGTTTATCCGTGAATACGATGATAGTCCTTGACCATATCGATTGCTTTTTCTATATATGCAGATGGTTTCTTGACTATGACTTGACAATGAGGCGAATCTTCTAATGCTATTAGCAATACGATTTGCTTAGTCATATGTCCAGTCATTTCCCATAACATATAAGAATACAATGAGCATTGTAGAAAATAGTTTTCAATCCAATCCTCACGCTTATACTTATCACTCGTCTTATAGTCAATGATCGATGCAATATCATTATAGTCGGCAACTAAGTCACAACGACCAGCGACCTTAAATTGTTTTGAATACAAAGCAATCTCAATGCCTCGAATGTTATCTACCTTTTCGTCAAGCACCTTTTGAATTTGCTTGAACATATCAACCAGGAAAGGCATCTTCTCATTGAGCAGCATTGGTTTTGCTTGTGTGTAATCCTCGCACATAGCATGAACAGCAGAACCTCTATCGGTCGAACGCTTTGTCTTAGCATTCGCTGCTTCATCACCTACTCGCTTACGCCATTCGATCAATGCTGTCTTATCAGTCATCTTATCAAGGATAGTCGTCACCGATGCAAAATCACCATATGGTGTCTGATAGTGACGACTACCATTGATTGTTACTGTAGATAGATCTTCGATACTATTGAATGGAATGTTTTTAAATGTTTTCATAATATACTTATACATCACTTTCGAATTAATGTCAACCGTTAAATGCCCATTTCCTCGCAGGCAATGATATAATCTTTTACCAAGGCGGAGCGGCAGATATCATCACGAGTAAACTCTGTGAAGTCAAACGAACTGATCCGCTTGATGACTTCCATGAACTTTCGAATGCCTGTCTCCTCCTTATAACGTAGCGAAGTCAAGTCATCTTGCTTGAAGTCACCACAGAATATAAAGCGACAATTCTCACCAGCACGAGTGATAATCGAATTGAGTTCCTCCCATGATAGGTTTTGTGCCTCATCGACAATCACAATACAGTTTGATAAAGTCACACCACGAATGAATGAGGTGGACATGAACTCAACAGCGTTCTTTTGCTTTAGAATATCGTAGGCATCGCCGCGCTCATACAACTCAGTGCAAATGGAATAGTAAGGTTGTTCATACACCTTTGTCTTTTCTTTTGCATTGCCAGGTAGGAAACCCATATCCCTAGTCGGAACAACGGATCGAACAATGAATACTTTCTTTTGTAACGACTCGGGATTATACAGTTCTTTTAATGCTAGATAAAGCGAGATGAATGTCTTACCTGTTCCGGCAGAACCGTGAAGGAATAGATGTTTGTTGGCACCAAAAGCAGCAAATGTTTTGCTTTGATTCTTTGTCTTAGGCGAGATTCGTTTCATACTGAACGAAGGTGATGAAATCAAATTTTGTTGTTCAACTCCTCCTGCCGCTTGCCTTTGTAATCTTTTTTCTCTTTTGGTTAAACGAGGCTGAGTTTCTGTGATCATTAGGTTGGGTTCTTCTTTTTAAATTTGTCTATTGCTTGACGAGTTTTAGCAGATTTGGCATCCTTTGCCCCATACTGTTTCGCAAGCTCCGATGTTGGATTGTTTTGAGCGATCTTAGACAATACTTCTTTGAACCCGTTGTCTGTTTTTGCTCGATCATTGTAACCACCAACAATCATAGGACCGCCATTGAACAATCGCTCAATGTTTGGGTTCTGCTCTAGATATACATCACAAGCAGAAATGCCCATCAATTCTTCCCACTCCTCACTGGTATCATGATTAACAAACTTATAATATGGCATTATTCATAATCTTCTAGCTCTAAGAGCTTATCGATATTGCGTTCTTTTAGCGCAGTTTTCATGCGCTTTTCTACTAGACGCTTACGTCTATCAATGACTGCTTCCTGATGAAATTCTTCCTCATCATCATAATACCAATTACTAAACTTCTTATGCTTCGACATCTTCTACTAGTCCTGGAAATGCTTCGCTAATCAACTTCTTTGTTAGTGATTTGTGCGGCAGTTTCTTGTCTTTCATTGCAATCAATACTTCAGCATCTAGCGGTGATATTGTCTCAAGCATTTCAATAAAGAGCGCTTCACGCTTAAGAGGTTTCAACGTATCATGTCCACCAACAGCAAATAGATACAGACGGCGAGCAGAAGTATACAACTGACCTTCCTGATCTACTAACTCGCTAGGTTTGTATGGAGGTGCACCGGGCGGCAGATCCCAGACAACGCCATCATCATAGGCGCCTTGAAGTATTGTTCCTAGTGTGGGATTGAAGTTAGCACGTAGATATTCAATCTTTTCTTGTGCTGTCTTTTTTGCTGCGGCGTTTTTTAGAATTTCGCCAATACCAAGTTGCATTAGAAGTCACCTATATCGTTAATTAAGTTACTAAGTTTGTTTTCAATAAAGTAATTGAAAAGTTTATCACGACCTTTACCAGCCTGTTCAGTGTATTGTTTCATGATATCATCACGTATATATTGTGGCGTGAAACTCAAGTCGATCAATTGCTCATTGCGCTTCCAATTGCGAAGCATCTGGTCATCGCAATACTCAGCAGGTTGCATCCGAACCCATTGCTCCAACTTATCTGTGCGGATGGGCTTCGAACGAATACCAGTCACAAATGTATCATCACGACTCAGGAAGTTAGGCACACCATCACCGGTATCGCCTTTGATGATATGCTCTTTGATATAACGTGCTGGGTTGTTATGCTCGACCATCTTCTTACGGACAGGATCATACTGGCGAACATTCATATAGTCCTGCAACTGAATGAAATCCTTGTCACCCGATAGGATGAGGATCTTCTCAGACGTATTGCCAAACTCAATAGCAAGCGTGCCGATGATATCATCTGCCTCAGCGTGCTCAGCACGAATGACTCGATAGGGGAAGTATTCACCTAGTTCATCACGAACCTTATTGAGCGAGTTAAATAGCGTTGACCAATCGATATCAGAGCTATCTCGCGCCTTCTTGCGGTTCGCCTTATAATACGGGAACACATCCTTACGCCATGAGCGTGGAGAGTCACATGCAATAATCATCTCACCATAGTCATTACCAAACTTCTTCTTATAACCACGAATGCTATTAAGCACCATATGCCTGAATAGATTCTCATCTACTTGCATATTAGTATGGTTCCCAACCTGTATCATATAATTGGAAATCATCACCTGGTTGAGGTCAACAATCAACATAATTTATTCTTTCGTTAGTTCTTCAATTGTTTTAATTTGTTCATCAGTCAAGGACACATCATCTCCATCTCCTAAACTGATAACACTGTCTACTACAGCTTGCATTGGATGATCAAGTCCTATTGACTTATACATTGCAGAACGCATTGCTTCTACTACTAGGATAACATCTTTGAAGCAATCATCGCCATCAATCGGGAATCCTTCTTCATATGCTCTAGCAACAAAGAAGGAACCTAACTCATCGACAATATGATTAACATGCTCACGCCTATTCTCAGACACCCTTTCAATAACTTCCTCGAGTGATTGTGCCGGAGCGTCTTTGTGTGCTTTCGGAAAAGCAACTACGTTAGTCATGCAATAGCCCTTAGAATGATTGTGTTTTCATTAAAGCGACCAGTCGTAAGTCCTGGTTTGGTTGTGATGTTATCCATCAACTTACGAAGCTCTACCTTACCCGCACCAAGCACCGACTGGATCGATACTTCTGGTTTACGTAGTGTCTTTGTTACAGACGTCTTGAGGTCGAAGTTAATCAAGGTAGTTCCTTTGACGGACATGCCATCTTCGGTTAGCGAATTGAACACGGTCAATGTTCTATACTTACTATTATATATCCAAATTTGCTTTGCCTTGATGACCATTTGCGGCGCAATCGAAGATATCTTAAGTTCAGGGAAGTCCTTCTGATACTTAAGCGCGGCAATCAACTTCTCTGTGCTGATTGTTTTCTTCTTGCGAGGAGCACGAACTGCCTTCTTGTTGTTGACAAAGCGCGTAGCATCATCAACCATTGCTTGATGAAAAGCAACGCACTTCTTCTTAGTAACCTTCGAAAGGTCTTCATAACCTTCAAGGTCGAACTCATCAACCAATGCCTGCAACCAAGGAATGATTGCATTAGTCACAATAGCAGAATACTGCCCCTTTGTCAACTCATTATAGAGAGAATACTTATGATCAGCATCATTCATCAATGCATCAATTTGCTCATCAATGATGCCTTTAAGTATAACATCCTTGGTAGGAACGTAACGCTTGTCTACCTCAACAACAACAGGCTTATCTGCAACAGCATACTTAAGCAGATCATCAATACGCACATGATGGCGCTCAATGACAACATCAGGCATTGACCACTTGCGAACAAGCAGACGACTAATGGCACCAATAGTCCCAATGACATAATTCTTAGGAACTGTTTTGATACGCTTAATATATGTCTTATCAGCATCGATCATGGTAAGATACTCAAGCAGAGCCTTCTTATGATCTTCTTGCTCATTGTTATAATTATACCACTGAAGGGCGCTGGCGAAAGCAGGATCAAATCCGCTACCGACAACGCCCCCAGGTTTGGGCTCAGTGCCCAGATACTTTACATCAAGCGATGCTGCCTTGATGTTACGCTTCTCACGAATGGTATGAACAGCCATATTATTCTCCTTCATCATCATTATGTTTTAATAATAACACAAAGGAGAATAAATGTCAAGCACTTTTTATCCAACCTTGTATGAGAACATAGCAGATGATTCTGCTGGCAGTTCACGAGGCTCATTCAACAACGATTCTAGGAACATCTTCCATTGTGTCTGACGGATCGCCCAATTGTAGAACACATCCGCATAGCCCTTCTGACTTGCAATGCGTGCTTGCACACCTTCTTCATTGAGGTGCTCGATAGCACTGTCTAGGTTCATGTAGAAGTATGCTGCATGGTCATTGGGATCTTCATGGAACTGATACATTGCTGTCCAGTTAGCACCTGTCTCGTATAGAGCGCCAAGGTTCGAGTGAACGCATAGCATACCAGCAGACATTGCTTCTTGTAGAACGAGACATGAGGTCTCAACCCATAGCGATGGATATGCTAGGATGTGATTCTTCTTGAGCTCCTCACGCAATTCCTCATTAGGAAGCGACCCATGATAGTTGATCTTAGGATGATTGCGGCATTGCTCGAACAATGGTTCGAAGTCCTTGTCTGCATCAGGCCACCCGTAAAGGTTGAATGATGAGTAGACATTGAGTTCGATGTTGTCATACTTCTCACAGAGTTTCTGAAACACTGGAACGAGAATGTTAAGACCCCGATGAGGTGTTGACCAATAGGCAAGAGAGATCTTGTCTGCGGGCTTCTCATGCGGTTCAATCGGCATGATAGCATTCTGAATAACAGCGCACTTCGACCAAGGGATCTGATATGCATTGATATACGCTTGCATCTGCCAATTGGATACAAACACTAGACGATGAAACTTCTTCCATCCGCCATTCTTTAGATGCTCTGACTCAGGATCACCT